CAATCCGTGACGGTGACAGCTTTGTGATGGTAGACCCGAATACATTGTTATGGAGCGCGGAGCCTGCCTATGATGGTTTCAGCGGGATTGTATCCATCTTTGATACAATGTCCCGTAAGGCGATTTGGGCATGTAAGCTCTGGAGCGAAGCGGATACAGCAGATATAGCAGGCGATGAAAATGGAATGTCTAAAATAAAGCTGATTGTATATCAGCCTAATGCGATCAGTTCTTGGACGGGTAGCGAGAACGGCAGTCAGGTCGAAGTAGACGAAGGGTCAACGTCATGGCCGCTGGGAAAGATACCGATTGTAAAATTCTCTAATCAGTTAGATAGTTATACAAACTACGGGGAAAGCGAACTACGTCCGGCAATCCCATTACAGGACGTGCTAAACCGCACAATTCACAGTATGGTAATGGCTAGTGAGTTCACAGCCTTTAGCATTTTATGGAGTATTGGATTTGAGTTGGATGTTGACGGGATAGTGCCTGGAGCTGTGCTGAATTTGGTACTAAAAGCCGAAGATGGGAAAATCATAACCAATCCGACCACAGAACAGCTAGAATTTATAAAGGCTGCTAGGGTTGGCCAGTTCCAGGGTGCCGATATTTCGCAATACACAAACCAGATTGATAAGGTTGTGCAACAGATAAGCCATATCACGGCTACCCCGATGTATGGCGTTACTACACAGGGCAACCTATCAGGCGAAGCGCTGAAGCAGTTAGAGATTGGCTTGCTGGGCAAGGTCGAGCGATTCCAACATCAGAACACGGACGCTATCAAAGAATTGATAGAACTCACTGCCATGATGCAGAATGGATTTGACAGTACCGAAGGCGGGATAGCCCCTGATTTTGACATGGTGCATGTTATATGGAAATCGCCCGAAATACTGGACGTGAATAGTCGTATTGCTACGCTTACGGCATTACGCGAGAAAGCGCCGGGTTTGTTTACAGATGGGTGGTACATCAAACGTGTCGGCACGCTTTTGGGAATGGGGCAGGCGGACATTGAAGATGAAATAAAGAACGCCGCTTCTCAGGCCGGGAACTTCTTTGAAACTATGGCCGGGGCTGGCGGCGGGGTGCCGGTAGCATGATAGCAGTCCGCGCAATCTTCCAAAGCGCCTTTGGCGGCTGGCCTGTCTTGTGGGTCGGCGGTGAGTTGCTATGGTGGGAGCGTGTATTGTGTTATTTGTTATTAGTACATATTGAAAGGATAGACGATGCCATATAAACAGAAGGGCAAAACAGTATTACGACAGTTATCGAGCGGTAAGTGGGTGGAAGAGAAAACGTTTGCAACTGTGAAGCAGGCAACACAGCACCTACTTGCGCTCAAGTTGCTTGTTGAGAATAAGCCAAAGAGCAGAAAGAAAAGTGATGCCCGTATCGATCAATGAACTTGCAAACGCAGCACTAGACCGCGCCTATAAACAGACGGCGGGGCAATTGCTGTTGCAAGTTCAGGCCGTCACGAATAACCCGCGTTCACAGATGCAACGAGCATTGAAAGAGCTGGAAGACGAAGCGGCAAGGTTGGCGGACGCAGAACAGAAATTACAAATCGACAACGCTGTCCTACAAAAGACGCTGAATGAGTACGAGACATCCCTAAAGACAACGCAAGCATTGATTAGCGCCAATGATAATCTCATCCAGGAAAGCGGCCAGTCGTTGGCGGTTGCGGGCGTGACTGCGAAAGTATTCAACACACTTGCACAAACATTGTATAAAAACAAAATAGATCCACTATCCCCCGCAGGCACTAAGGCAATCATAGAACAGGCAACAAAGGCCGGTATCAAGTGGAACACTGCCTTAGACTTCGCAGTTGATTATGTGGACAGTGAAGCATGGCTGGCTAAGATGGAAGGCTGGGGAACGGGCTACGCAAACCTGACACGGGGAGTAGTTTTAGATGGAATTGGTAAGGGCTGGGGGCCTGGTACAACCGCCGCACAGATGAGACGCTATGCACAGAACATACCCGGTTATGCCGCTGAGAACCTTACCAGAACTTTACAACTGACATCCTACCGGGACGCTTCGGTTGCGATGGAGCAGGTAAATAGTGACTTTATTATAGGTAAGATTAGAATCGCTGCCCTGGATGATAGGACGTGTATATCCTGCATTGCTCTACATGGTACGGAATTGAAGCCGGGTGAGCGGGTGGACGATCACTACCGGGGGCGCTGTTCTGAGTTCTACGTAGTGCCTGGGGGTCCTAAAATGCCAGGTGTCATGCAGGCAGACAGCAGGCCTGGACAAAGGAACTTTGTTGAGTATCAAAATGGCAATGACTGGTTTAATTCGTTGCCAGCAAGTAGACAACAAAGGCAAGCTAGTTTTATGAAGTCACCTGCGAAGTGGCTGGCGTTTCAGGATGGACATACTTTGAATGAGTTTGTCGGGGATCATGTTGATGACGTATTCGGCAATCAGAAAATAGAGCGCAGTTTATTGGATATGTTGGGCGGGGATGCCGCCGGGTATTACACGGTGAACCAATGACAGACCTAACAGAACTACTCAAAAGGGTAGAGGAAATGGACAGGGACGAGCTTGTTAAGTTAGAGATAAAAATGCGCGATTTCGCGGCTGAATATCCACCCATGAAAACGGTTTATGATTGGATAGTAGAAATAATGAAAGAAAACTAGAAAGAAGTAGGAAATGAAAAAGATATGCAAAAACTGTCAGTACTGGCGAGAGCAAGGGTGGATGGATTTCGGCATTCCTGGGATAGGTAATTGGTGCTCAAACAGTCAGTGGATATTCTTTAGACAGAGAACTGGCGAAGATGATACCTGCCCGGTATTTGTACAGAAGGGCAAGAAAGCGCCTTGGTGGATGCGTGTTGTTAGTAAGGTGTTGGCAAAAATCAATGACAGATAAACAAGTAAAGGCAAGGCAAACCGTCACGCTTAAAAATGGGCTTGTCTTGGAAAACCACGGCGATGGATTTCCGCCACTACAGGATGTTGCAGACGTGAAGAACGCTTGCGACATTTGTCCTGTCAGATTATTTTGCAACGACAACAATGAGTTTGATTGTCAGGTTTATGGAATGTTTGATGGATTTTATTTTGGCATTGACGATGCACTCTCTTTTGTATCTTTAATGAGAAAGGCTGAATAATGGAACCATACCAGAAGAAACTAAAGTCAACAAAAATCAAGGCTGAATTTGTGACCGTTGACGGGAAAAGGCACAAGAAAGAATTTTCAGACCTTGCCGCGTTTCTTGATTGGGTTGAAAAAGAAGTAGGTATTTCTTGTCGGCTGGCACCCTGGGAAGAAGTCAATGAATGATAAACTAGATAGGTTATTATTAGCGTTTCGCGCTGGGCTTTTGATGCTGGTGGATGCGATTGAAGAATATTTGGAAATGCCCCGCACTAAAGACTTACGCAAAAAAGCCAAGCTGATTACAATTGGCAAGAATGATGATATTGCGGGTGCTGTATAATAATAGTGTTATAATAGGTATGGGTGAGGAGCGCGAGTTCAGCGTAACACCCACCCACAATTGAATAATGGCTGAAGTGTAAACCAAGCCGCGTTTTTGCATAACCGAAAGGAGACCGCAGAAATGCGGTTTTTTTTATTCTCACCCCGTTGGGTGTAAAACTCGAAAGGAATAAGCGCATGGCTAAGCAAGACGAACAGAACCTTGAAAACGCAGTAAAAGAAGAGAAGCCCGAAGAAATTGTGCAACCGGCTGCGGAGCCGCAAAAACCCGAAAGCGAGCACATGATCCCCAAAGGCCGATTAGATGAAGAGATCCAGAAACGCAAGGATTTGGAGAAACGTCTAGCGGCAATTGAAAAGGCTAATCAAGAAGCAGAAACAAAGCGACTGAAAGAGTCGGAAGATTATAAAGGCTTATACGAGAAAGCCCAGGCTGAACTTTCCGAAGTAAAGCCAAAGGCTGAAAGAGCCGAGAGTATGGAGCAGGCGTTGAATGAGGACTTGGAGGCGCAAATCGCAGCCATTCCCGAAGACAGACGCTCACTCATCCCGACAGAGTTGCCGGTGGACGCTCAATTGAAATGGATTTCAAGGAATCGCCCGTTATTGTCTAAGGCTACCCCATTTGACATCGGGGCAGGCAAGCAAGGCGGCGAAGGTAAGACCATAGAGCTAACGGCTGAACAACGAGAGATGTCACAAAAGCTCGGAATAAAGCCGGAAGACTATGCCAAAAATCTAAAATAGACCCCTGCAAAGGGGAAGGATGGTAAAAAATATGGCTACTCGTGGATTTGAGTTTGCATATATGCTGGATGGTAGCAATGCCACTCCAGTCATCCGTGATTTCATTCTTGGGGTTGCCGCAGCTCACAAAGTCGGCGACCTAATGAAAGTTCAAACGGATGGATTTATTGACCAGGTGACTGGCACGACTACAGAAGTAACTTGCGTAATGCAGGAAGCAGTAGCCGCCGCCGACATTACGGCTGGCACCACAAAGGCAAAGGCCGCAATCATCACCCGCAACCAGGTATGGCGCTGCTCAACTGATGCAACGACCGCAACTACTGCCCTAATCGGCACGATCAAGATTTGGGATACCGCAGACGCAAACACCATTGACGCCGACGACGTTTCGAATGGCTCAATGATTGTTGTTGAAGGCGACCCCTACCCCACTGACCTGGACGATGACGGCAACGTTGTCGGTTATGTGTGCTTTGCCGATACTACGTTCGGTAACGCATAGGAGCGTGAATAATGGCTATCTCAGAACAATGGGCCGAACTCCTCGAA